TTGTTGCCGAGCGTGCGGTGTTTTTCGTCCTCCTTCCCTTTTTCCGTTTCACTGGAGACGCTGGTCTTCGGACTGTAAGCGCTGACATCTCTCGTGATGAACAAGTCCACGTCGCTACAAATAGCTTGGTATGTCGTGAGCTTGGGCTCGATTGGAGTCCCTCTTTGGATAAGCTCCGTAAGGCAACCATTAATTGGGTGATGCAACCTCTTAAATATTCACCTAATAAATATTTGAACAAAAAATTTTGGCTTGATTCTAGCGACCGCCTGATGTATGAAGGCAAAGCACCAGAACTTGCTGACACCAAGCGTGCCCGTATGCCTGCATTTTTTGAGCACGCTAATCCTAACCTTCCACAGTATGCATAACTATGGGCGCACTACGACAACAAATGCTAGACAAAGAACGTAACGATTTTTACAAGTCGTCTACGGAACGCATGACTAACATGCAAAAACAACTAGATGACATTTCATCTATGTATAAAAAGCAACAAGAACGTCGTGCCAAACGTCGTGCTAACTATGGTGCCCCTACCGTTGGTCAGCAGATGGGTGGTGGTGCCGCTGGCGGCTCCGGTCTTCGCATAAGTAAAGGCGGCATGTCGCCCAGTGCTCGCCGCCGTATGCGTAGAGCTGGTTAACAATTATGACCACCCCATATATCCCTAGACTAGACCCAAGGCGTCTTTTAGAAGAACTAGAAGATGTCTTTCCACCCGTCAACCCTTCACCCGATACACCACTAAACCAAATCATGTATCGAGCTGGTCAACGTAGTGTATTGGAGTGGATTGAAAACCGTATTGATGAGGAGACTTAATCATGGGCGCTGGACGCCGACAGCATCACGCACAAGAACAAGCTAAACGTGATGCAGCTGCTGAAGCCGGTCGCATGAGAGCGATGATGGAAGAGCAGCAACGTGCCATGGAGGAACAACTGAAGATTCAACGCGAAGCTATGATGAAACAAACAGAAGCTATGCGTGAAGCTATGGCACCTGACATTCGTAAGACTACTGGAGCTACCCTTGGTGCTCAAAACCTTGGCGTCCGCAGCAGCCGTGCTCGTCGCCAAGCAACCGCTGCCACTGTTGGCAGAGGCATTTCTTCACTTCGTATCCCTCTTAACATCGGCGGTCAAGCCGGTGGTGGACTAAACATTGGTTAATTAAATGAACGCTAAAAGCAGGTACGATCATCTATCTAGCTACCGTTCTCAATTTCTAGACACAGCGGTTGAGTGCTCAAAGCTCACCATTCCTTACCTCATCCAACGTGATGAGTTCCGTGTTACCCATCAATCTCTCAAGCAACCTTGGCAATCCGTAGGTGCAAAGGGTGTAGTGACACTGGCATCCAAGTTGATGCTGTCTCTCCTGCCTCCTCAAACTACGTTTTTCAAGCTTCAACTTCGTGACGACAAACTCGGTGAGGAACTTCCTTCTGAGATGCGTTCAGAGCTTGACCTTAGCTTTGCCAAGATGGAGCGTATGGTTATGGATTCGATTGCTGCTTCCAGCGATCGTGTCGTTGTACACCAGGCTCTCAAGCATTTGGTGGTTGGTGGTAATGCACTGATATACATGGGTAAGGATGGGTTGAAACATTACCCACTTAACCGCTACGTTGTTGATAGAGATGGTAACGGTAACGTAATTGAGATCGTAACCAAAGAACTAATTAACAAAAATCTTCTACCGAAAGAGATTGTAGAGAAGCCCCGTCCTTTGCTTGATGAAGGTTTTTCACATGAGAACGACGTAGAGGTATATACTCATGTACGCTTAGACAACAATCGTTGGCTCTGGCATCAAGAGGTTTATGGTAAAGTTATTCCAGGCTCCGAAAGTAAAGCTCCAAAGGATGCTAGTCCTTGGCTTGTACTGCGCTTCAATTCTGTCGATGGCGAAAACTATGGACGGGGTAGAGTTGAGGAATTCTTGGGAGATCTTAAGTCGCTTGATGCACTTTCCCAGGCACTCGTAGAAGGCTCTGCAGCAGCCGCTAAGGTCGTCTTCGTGGTATCACCCTCTAGTACCACTAAAGCCCAAACGCTGGCGAAGGCAGGCAACGGTGCGATCGTTCAAGGCAGACCCGATGACATCGGTGTCATCCAAGTTGGTAAGACTGCTGACTTCAGCACCGCCTCTAACATGTCTATTAATCTTGAGCGGCGTTTGTCTGACGCATTCCTCATTATGAGTGTTCGTCAGGCAGAACGAGTTACCGCTGAAGAGGTGCGACTAACTCAGCTTGAACTTGAACAACAACTTGGTGGACTGTTCTCCCTGTTGACTGTTGAGTTCCTGCTTCCTTACCTCAATCGTAAACTGTTGGTCTTGCAACGCAGTGGACAACTACCAAAAATTCCTAAGGATTTGGTTAATCCTACTATTGTTGCAGGAATTAATGCTCTTGGTCGTGGTCAAGATCGTGAGTCTCTCACTTCCTTCATCATGACTATTGCTCAGACGCTTGGACCTGATGCATTGATGCAATACATCAACACTGATGAAGTCATCAAACGTCTGGCAGCTGCACAAGGTATTGATGTACTCAACCTTGTGAAGTCTATGGAACAGATTCAGCAAGAACAAGCTGACGCTGCTCAACAACAGGAAGACATGGCTATGATGCAACAAGCCGGTCAACTGATGAAATCACCCCTGGCTGATCCGACCAAAAACCCAATGGCAGCTGAGACTGTGAATGCGGCTATGGGCGAGGATGTCATTCCACCAATGCAATAATTATGGCAGAAATTTTATCTTACGATCCAGCTGGTGATCCGGAAGTGGTCGGAGCAATTGAATCCGATCAGGCTGAGTCTCTGGCTATCGGTGAAGAGATGATCAACCAAGCTAACTCTCGGTTGGCTGGAAAGTACAAAGATGCACAAGAGCTTGAAAAAGCTTACATTGAACTTGAAAAGAAACTAGGTTCTAACGATGCACAACAAGAAACGTCGGAACCAGAAGCTGAAGATCAGCAAGAACCCACTGAGTATGCTCCGCAAATCCAAGCCATTAGTCGGGCTGCGGAAGAGTATGAGTCGAAAGGTGAACTGAGTCCTGAAACTCTTGCTCAATTTGAGCAGATGTCCAGTAAAGAACTTGTTCAAGCATATTTTGAATATGAACAAAGTCTTCCTGCTATGGAAGCACCTCAAGCTGTAGAGCTTTCACAGGCGGACGTCAACAGTATTCAAAACTCTGTGGGTGGTGAAGCTGCTTATCAACAACTCGTTGGTTGGGCAGCACAAAACTTCTCAGAAGCTGAGATTCAAGCCTTTGATAACGTTGTTGATTCTGGTAACGTTGCTGCCATTAATTTGGCACTTGCTGGACTTCAAGCACGTTACACTGACGCAAATGGTTACGAAGGTAAAATGATTCAAGGTAAAGCTGCTGCACCTGCTGACACATATCGTAGTCAAGCAGAGGTAGTACGGGCAATGTCCGATCCCCGTTATGATCGTGACCCCGCATATCGTAATGATGTGATGGAGAAACTTGCACGATCTAATCTTAAATTCTAATTATGTCTGACCATCCCTACGGTGTTCCACATAACGAACGCGCTGAGCAGCTTAATGGTCGCCTGGCTATGCTTGGCATCGTGGCTGCTCTTGGCGCTTATGCGCTGACTGGACAAATCATTCCGGGTTACTGGTAATGCCTTACGATAAGTATTCTCCAAAACAGAAGAAGCTTGCAGCAGTAGCTGGTGATAAGAAAAAGATCACCGCTGCTGATTTGAAAAAAGTCCGTTCTACTAAAAAGAAGAAATAATCATGCCCCAAGGTAAAGGAACTTACGGTACTAAGAAGGGTCGCCCACCCAAAAAAGGAGGCAAAAAGTAATGGCTAAGCCTGGTCTTTATGCAAACATCCACGCCAAACGCAAACGTATCGCTGCGGGCAGTGGTGAAAAAATGAGAAAGCCTGGGGCTAAAGGCGCACCCACGGCTGCTAACTTTAAACGCGCCGCTAAAACTGCTAAACGAAACCTCAAAATTAAGAAATGAAATTCCTCGCTATCCTCCCCGCCGCTGCTCTGCTGGCTGCCCCTGCTTTCGCTGCTCCTTATGTGAACGTGGAAGCAAACTCCGGTTTCACCGGGTCTGATTACACTGGTACCTCTACTGACTTCCACGTCGGTGTTGACGGTTCCGAAGGCGCTGCCTCTTGGTATCTCCAAGGCGGTCCTACTGTTGTCTCTCCTGATGGCGGCGCAGCTGAAACCATCCTGACTGCTAAAGTTGGTGGTGGTGTCGGCGTAAGCGAGAAGCTCTCTGTGTACGGCGAGATCTCTGCTGCCTTTGATGACGTGAATAGCTACGGCACTAAGGCTGGTCTGAAGTACCGCTTCTAATTCCCACTGTGGTGGGAGGGAGGCACAACGTACTTATTTAATTAAATGACCGCAACTATTGCACTTCGTAAGGAGTCATCTTGGGAGCAGTTTTGTTCCTGGGTGACTTCCACTAACAATCGTCTTTATGTTGGTTGGTTTGGAACCTTAATGATTCCTACCTTGCTGACCGCCACCATTTGTTTTATTGTAGCATTCGTTGCTGCACCACCTGTTGACATTGATGGAATTCGTGAACCCGTCGCAGGCTCCTTGTTGTACGGAAACAACATTATTTCGGGAGCCGTCGTTCCGAGCAGCAATGCCATCGGACTACACTTCTACCCAATTTGGGAAGCTGCTTCACTTGATGAATGGCTGTACAACGGGGGTCCATTCCAACTCGTCACTTTCCACTTCCTCATTGGCATCTATGCTTACATGGGACGTGAGTGGGAACTTAGCTATCGACTAGGGATGCGACCCTGGATCTTTGTTGCTTACTCTGCTCCTGTCGCTGCAGCTACCGCTGTCTTCCTTGTCTACCCGTTCGGTCAGGGTTCGTTCTCTGACGCTATGCCCCTTGGTATCAGTGGTACGTTTAATTACATGCTTGTCTTCCAAGCTGAACACAACATCCTCATGCATCCGTTCCATATGTTGGGAGTTGCTGGTGTATTTGGGGGTAGCCTGTTTAGTGCTATGCACGGTAGCCTTGTCACGTCTTCTCTTGTTAGGGAAACGACTGAGGACATGTCTCAGAACTATGGCTATAAATTTGGACAAGAAGAAGAAACTTATAACATCGTAGCAGCACATGGCTACTTCGGACGCCTCATCTTCCAGTACGCGAGTTTTAACAACAGCAGAAGTCTGCACTTTTTTCTGGCTGCTTGGCCTGTTGTTGGTATTTGGTTCGCTGCCCTTGGTGTTAGCACGATGGCTTTTAATCTTAACGGCTTTAATTTTAACCAGTCCCTTCTTGATTCTCAGGGACGTGTGGTTCGTTCTTGGGCCGACATCCTTAACCAAGCGAACCTGGGATTTGAAGTCATGCACGAGCGCAACGCTCACAACTTCCCTTTGGACCTTGCTTCTGTTGAAGCAACTCCGGTGGCTCTATCCGCCCCAACCGTAGGTTAGTATTAATGCCGTCCGTTCATCATCTTCGTCTACCAGGACAAGTTACCAGTAACGAAGCTTGACGCATGTCACCTGATCATGGAACGGGGGTCAGGTACTTCCTTTACTACAATGTCTACTGTTGAAGTTCAAGCCCGTGTTCGGGAGCAAAAGGCAGCTGAAAAGGCAGCCAAGCTGAAGTATCGCGGCATCGCTTACATTTCTCATGCCACTAAATTTTAATGGCTCAACAATCTAAATATAAAACCGCTACACCCGTTGCTTACGGTCCTTCTTATGGGCCAAAGCCTTTTAAGCGGTGTGGACACTGTGGTGATTTAAAAACGCAGTGCCGTGAACAACAGAAGTGTCTAAAAGATCTTCTGTAAATAGTTGGGAGAGCACCTCAGAGTCGGACTCTCCCTTCCTTGGCGTTGGCCTCTACGGAGACACCCTTCGCCGTCTAGACGGTGGGATAGACCACAAAAATAAAACAAAAAATTTCCAAACGTTTGGGAGCAAGTCTATTTAATCTTACTCCTTTAAAATGGCACAACAGAATTCCAATGAGCCTCTTGCTGATCTAACGCAACTAGGCGCATCTAACTTTGGCACGGATACCCGTGCTCTGTATCTCAAGCTTTTTAGCGGTGAGATGTTCAAAGGCTTCCAGCAGAACACGATCGCTCGTGATCTGGTTATGAAGCGGACTCTGCGTAACGGCAAGAGTCTTCAGTTTATCTACACGGGTCGTACCCTGGCTGAATACCATGTTCCTGGTCGCAGCATTCTGGGTAACTCCGACGGTTCGCCGCCGGTGGCCGAGAAGACCATCACCGTTGACGACCTGCTGATCAGCTCGGCATTCGTCTACGAATTGGATGAGATTCTTGCTCATTACGACCTGCGTAGCGAGATCTCCCGTAAGATCGGTTACGCTCTGGCTGAGAAGTATGACCGTCTGATCTTCCGTGCTATCACTCGTGGTGCACGTGCAGCATCTCCTGTGTCTGCCACCAGCTTCGTTGAGCCTGGCGGTACTCAAGTCCGCGTCGGTACTTCTACCGATCTTTCTAATGCGTATGATGACTCTGCTCTGGTCAACGCTTTCTTCGATGCAGCTGCTGCACTCGACGAGAAAGGCGTCAGCCAAGACGGTCGTTGCGCTGTGCTGTCTCCTCGTCAGTACTATGAGCTGATCAAGGGTGTTAACTCTAACATTCTGATCAACCGCGATGAGCAAGGTACCGCGCTGCAAAGCGGCAAGGGTATCATCTCCATCGCCGGCATCGAAATCTTTAAGTCTACCAATATTCCTTTCTTCGGAAACTACGGTACCAAGTTCGGTACCACCGGCGGTACTACCGACACCGGTGTTGCTTCGCCTGGTAACCTGGGTAGCTTTATTGATAACGCTATGGAGGATGCTGCTGATGATGTCACCGGCATCAACAACGACTACGGTGCTGAAACCGATTTCGCTAACAGCTGCGGTCTGATTTTCCAGAAGGAAGCTGCTGGCTGTGTTGAGGCTATTGGTCCTCAAGTTCAAGTCACCAGCGGTGACACCTCTGTCATCTACCAGGGTGACGTGATCGTCGGTAAGCTCGCCATGGGCGCTGATTACCTGAACCCCGCTGCTTGCGTTGAACTGCTTGCAGGTGCTGATCCCGGTTCTACCGGTAACGCTGCATTCTGATCTTTATTTCTGGTTATTACTGGGGGAGCTTCGGCTCCCCTTTTTTTTACTTTGTGATAGGTAACTATGCCCTTTCCTACTTATGCTGTGTCCACCGAACTGGATGCTGTAAATCAAATACTTAGCTCAGTGGGACAGGCTCCTGTCACCACATTAGATCT